GGGTGGAGACGGGGGAGGCGAGTACTCCCACGAAGAGTCGTAATCTAACGACGCCTCCGAGACGACTGAGACGGGGATCTCAACCGTGATGGGATCTTCCATGATGGGAGAGGCCGGGGGTTGGGGCAAGAGTTGCTCCCAACCGGGGCCGGACAAGGTGAGCCACCGCTCCATCCATTCATCGTCGTAAGTGACAACGCGGAATGGGAAGGAGGTCATCGCCTCAGGCGAGAGCATGGTGACTCGACCATGGTTGGCGGTCTTGAGAAGACGCGTCAACTCCCCGTTGGAAAGTCGGCAGGAAGGGGTAAGAGACCCCCCCTCCGGGTCCCCCATCCCCATGGCGAGGGGAGTCGCCCGAACGGACGTGTCCGGGTCGAAGGGGGCCTGGCCCAGGTCCAGTGGGCCGATCGGTACTTCCAAGTCCGTCGAGACGATGCGGAGACCTCCCAAGGTTCCAAGGGAGGGCGCACCAGACGACGTGGCCGAAAGGTAAGCGAAAGGCTTGTGAGGTTGATCCTCCACTGGTCCCACAAATCCTTGCTGCGCGGCGGCAAGGAGGCGGGCGGCAAGGTGCCGCTGGGGTTCCGAGAACCGGGGGACGACTCCTTCAGGAACCTTGAAGCCGAGACCCCCAAGGAAGGGGTGGGCGAAGAGGTTGAGGGTGTGTCGTCCGAACCGGGTCTGGCGACGAAGCTCTTCCCTGTGGTAGTGAAGGAAGAGGGCATGGGCACGAGAAGTGTTCATGGCCCCGGTCACCGCCCAGTCGTACCAGGTGGAGAGAGGGGTGAGCTCGTGGCGGCCGCGTTCGTCGACGGCCTTGGAGACTCCGAGGAGGAGACCCACGTTTATGTAACCGTGGATCAAGAACTCATGGGAGGGCTGGAAGGCCCAGGCGGGGAGGTCCTCGAGGTCCACCCAGGAAACTGGGTTGGGGACAGTGAGGGACCCCGCGCGGGACTGGTCGAGAGTCCAGGTGACTCGACCCGTGGTCCGGCTCAAGGTGGCAGGAGCCGGTACGGGACGGTACTCCAGGGGGAGGGAATTCACTGTGAAGAACCGGGGGTGAACGAAGTTCTTCCCCAGGGACAGAGTGAAGCCCACCGACGAGGAGCCCGAGAGCCAGCGTAGATACTGATGCGAGTCAGCCCGGAAGAGGATGTCGTCCCCATTTATGAGAACGGCAAGCGTCTTGAGGCCGAGACGACCCGAGAGAACTCTCAATCGG